AGTCGGCGAAGCCGCAGCTATTTTCGAAGACGTTAACCCAACATTTGCCACCGAATTAAACCAGGTCTCAGCTGGTAGTATAGCGACTCAATTAAGGCAGTTACCACAAGGTCCGGCAAATATTAATCGTAACATCGAGCGCCGGATCGTTGATGCAATCGACCAGCTTGGTGACGTGCTGTTCGAAGGTTTTAAAAACCTCGTTGGCTCGATCTTTGGGTTAACCGACGCTGTTGATCGTTTCTCACAAGAACGCCGAGATCTTGGCGATGCTAAGTTGGCGTACGAAGACGTTGTGCAACGCGGGGTAGATACTGCACGTCAGATTGAAGACATAAAACGCAATGAGAGCGACCCGGCTCGACAAGAGTATCTGATTAAACGTGCTTTAGAGGCTCAGAAAAGAGCTGAAGCCGAGGCGTCGGCCAGAGTTGCAGATGCCCAAGCAAACTTAGATAAGGCTAAACAGGATCAAAGTTTTACCGGGCAGCTTAGGGATGTCGGCGCTAATTTATTCGGAGGGTTGGCCCAGGACTTGTTCAAGGGCGGGTTCTTAAACTTGTTCTCGAATATATTTGGCGGCCTTGGCCAGCTCGGCACTGAAAGTAATCCGATGGTAGTCAAGGTTAAAGATGGCATACCGGGGCTTGGCGGGAGCGGAGATACAAGTGTTATCGATAAAGTTGCAGAAGTAGCGTCAGGGGCCGACAATGGTGGAAGTGTTAGCACTACATCTGGCGGAGTTTCCGGCTTTTTCTCCGGAGTAGGCAACTTTTTTGGTGACTTAGTTAAAGATTCTGGATTAGGCGATATTATCTACGGTATCGGAGACCTATTTGGGAACATAGGGAGTCAGATAAGTAGCTTAGTTTCTGGTATCGGCTCTGCGGTCTCCTCGATCTTTAGCGCATTAAGCTCTTCTGGTGGCGGCAGTGCTGGAGGGGACAGTACAGGCAGCGCGATTGGAGGTATAGTCGGCGCTATTGCTAATATTGTCTCACTATTTTTAGCCGATGGAGGAGACGTATCTGAGAAAGCTAAAGGGTTTATAATCAGCAAAGGCACAAGCAGATCAGATTCGCATCGAGCCTATTTGTCAAACGGGGAATACGTTTTAAATGCCAAGGCTACAAGTGCTATCGGTAAGGAAACTTTGGACCTGTGGAACCACCACAGTAAATACCCGATGAAGTTTGCTGACGGCGGTTATGTTGGCAGCACTAGGCAAGCGGTACGTAATAGAGAAACTCTAAGGGAAGATGTAGCAAATATCAAACCGGCTAACGGCCCATCGTCCTTAAAGGCTATACTTGTGGATGACCAAAGGCGAATTGCCGATTATATTAACTCGCCGGAAGGTGAGAAGACATTGATTGCATTTGTTGGTAGAAATAGGCTACCTTTAAGACAAAATTTACAAGGATAGTAGAATGGCCTGGGAACAAAACCATGCAAAAGACCACATAGACCTCCTACTGAGGTTAAAAGAAATTCTTTCCGGCTACCCTTTAGTATCAATGCCGATCAGATCCGGCGTCGGAGACGGCATTGTTGTCGGACTACATACTACTGAGGCTAGTACTACGCTCGAGCAATGGACTCTTACTTGTACAGATGACTTGCAGCCAGCGACTTTTTCTGTCGTAGGCTCTACATCAGGAGCCCAAGCGAGCGCTACTGTCGGTGTGGAGTACTCAATTACTGGCCTGTCTTTTAGGATTGATGAAGGATCTGTGCCATTTTCCGTCGGGGACACTTTTGTATTTACCATATCTCAAAACGGCTTAAGCGCATCGACTCAAACTTGGGAGGTTGTACGTTGGCTCGGCACTGGAGCTAGAACTACCAACTATTTATCAAGTACGTTATATGACGGCACTGGAAACTATACGCCCGAGAAAGCTGTCGATGAAAAAGGTAATACCACAGCTTGGCGTTCGGACGCTCAGTTAGGTAATGGGTCTTGGTGGCAAGTTCAATTCGATAAACCTGTTTGGGTGACAAAGGTTTCCATTGGCGGATATACTGCAGGGTTTGGCGGTGAGAGTAGTGATTCGGCGCCAAAAGATTTTTCAGTACAGTATTCTGATGACGGTACGAACTGGACTACTGATACAAGTTTTACTAACCAAACCCTTTGGCAAACCAGTGAAGTAAGGGATTTTCCACTTACCGGAGCTACAGGAGGCCACACCTACTGGCGTATAACTATCACAACTGTTAACTCCGGAACCCAAGCAAGTCTGCCTATCGTTAACATGTACGATGCCAACGGCTTTTTCAACGTAGCTTATTATGGCGATGGCTATGACGCAATATTTCGTGGACCCGGGGTCAGCGGTACTGACAATATCTACGTCATAATCCGTGCAGACGCGTACGTCCATAATGGACCAAATTGGATCACTGCCGGAGCAGTCGGTTACTCCCCGGGGCTCGATTCTTTGTACCAAGCATCGAACTCTAAAGTTGGTTTTGTTAGTGGGTCAATCCCTTATCCAACTCATAATCGATTAGCATTATACAATGAGCCAATGCGGTACCTGATCACCTGTACTGGTCGGTTTTTTCAGGTTCACTGCAGATTTCAGAACATTACTGCGCCTGGTTATTTCGGGTTATTTCTACAGTATGCTTTGCCAATTCAGGAGCAGTATCCTTATCCTTTATTTATCGGTGCTTCACAATCTGCCGGCGGTAATATGTCAATCACCAACTGGGGGTGGCAACGCACAGACGATGCGCATTGTTTCTTTGGCAACCCGTCTGTACCTTCTCAATCTGTTCAGACGGTAGACACATTGCCGTCTCCAACGCGTGTATTCTTACCGTTTAACGAGTGGCGTCAAGCTTGTAATAAAATAGGTTCGTCTTGGTCTAGTAACAATCACTCTTTAGTAATGTTCCCCTACCAAACCGAAGAGGGGGCGTCTTACAGCGGAGTAATTGATGATCAATTAAATGGCTCAGCACCTATGTCTGCGATTTGCATCATTGATAGGGAAACAGACTCTAACTTAGGGGAACTCGACGGAGTACGGCATTTATCCGGAATTTATGCGGTCGAATCCTTGATTACTGAAGCTGGTGTGGATTGGATGGTGTTTAATAATGTATTTAGGGACAGCTATAACGATTACTACGCTGTCCGGTTACAGTAGGGATAACTAATGGCATATTCGACAGGGACGTCAGATAGTAGAGAAAATCTACTGGATTTATTTAGAGCGTTTGCAATTTTAGCCGGCTGGTCTGTCAACAGATTTGCAGCATCAGGGACTGGGTATAACCTGAATATTAGTAAAACCGGTAAGTATAGTGATGTCTTATTTGCTAATTTGAGATCGGTTAACGATGAAGATTTACCCGGCAATATGGGGAAAAGAGTTGGTATCGTATGTAGTATGTCTGACTCCTACGACTCAGCAAACGATTGTGTTGATCAACCAGGCGCCCCAGTAAGAACAACAAATGCAACGGATTACTATGCAACTTCGATCCACCCTTTCACCGCGATCGCTAAATACTGGTTTTTCTCAGGGACAAACCCGGAATTTTTGGCGATGGTTCTGCTGCTGCCAAATGGAGAGTACCGGCACCTAACAATTGGGGAGGTGGAAAAATATGATACTTCCCTTGGAAAAGGTGCTTTCATGTTTGGCACTAACGGTAATTCCACCACCTACGGGTTAGTTTTACCTTTTGAAACCGCAACCGGAACTACGCAGATGACAGGCTCCTCCTGGCTCAGATTGATTGCAGACGAAAGGGATGGTTGGTGGACCCCATGTTTAAAAGACAGCGGCAATAGTGCGTTTGTTTCTGACGGTTATGCCGTTGGCAGTAAATTTAGAAACTCGATCCTAATGTACAACTCGATGAATCAATTCAGCAATTCATCTGCACTTGTACCTATTGAGATTTTTGCCAGAAAACAAACAGGTCGGTTTATTCCTGTAGGCCACGTCCCTCAGTGGAGAGTAGCTAGAAGGGAAGCATTTATTGTTGACCAGGTCTATCCTCTTGGTACAGATAACTGGATGGGATTTCCGGCTGTATCAATTAATCAGGATTATTCCTTAATTTATAAACGTATTGATTGATGACTACTGGAGTTTTGCTTCAAGGAATTGATTATTTTGACTCCTACCGGCCGGAGATGGCTAATGCGCATGTGTTGCGTCCAGCTCCTGATGGTTTTTACGATTTAAACGATTCCTTTCCAGAATACGCTGGACAGCCTATAAGTATTGCCTATGCAAACCGGTACTTAACACGGGTACCTGGCTCACTGATGTACGGCTTCTTTGACGACTACTACGGCCGGATCCATGTTTTCCCAAATCCCGTTGACTTTGATTATATAGCCACAGACACATACCGCTTCTTCTACGTATGGAACGCTTATCTTGCGCCTCAATACCTTCAAATAATTGATGCTGCGAATAACGAGGGGTTAACCCTAGAGGGGTTTTTAGATTGTTATCTTTATGCCCCGCTTCAGTCAGTTAGGTACACTTTAACAGCTTCAGTACAAGGGCCTGCGTTTGTCGATGCGACTTACACTTTAAACTTCCAAGGACTACCGTTAATTCCTGTTTCTGTACTCGGTACTCGAACGAGTATTTTTCCGTTTCAACCGAATTGGAGAACCCCGGTAACAGAAAGGCTAGAATGGTTGACTGATGTCATGGAATCGAGGAACGGCGATGAGCAAAGGCAAAGGTTGAGACAGAATCCTAGGCTTTACCTCGATTATGAATTTTTAGTTCATCATGACGACTTGAATGTTCTGGATACATTGTTGTTCGGTTGGCAAGGTCGAGCCTGGGCGATACCGCTTTGGCAACATGGCCAGAGGTTAAGTAAAAAGCTAGTTGTAGGGAGCACATTTATTGAGTGCGGCGTTGATGGCTATGAATTTCAGGAAAACGATAGCCTGATGCTTTATTGTACGCCAAGCGTATACGAGGTGGTTACGATAAAAGGATTATCCTATGGCGGGGTATCTGTGGATGCCACAACACTGACTTGGATGCCAGGAACATTTATTTTTCCGATACGTATCGCCTATATGCAAGGCGTAACGGAGGTCGATAAGATAACCGGGGAAGTCGCATCCGGCCATGTTCAATTCCTGAGCCAGAGAAATAGGCCGACGTTATTCTCACCAGCAGGCGTCGGAGCTTTAACGTCAGGGTATTTTCCGTTGACTTGGGGGGCCTCAACCGACCCAAATGTGACTGGGTACTATATTTATTGGGATATTATTTCTCATGATGGCGGGGTGGTTACAGAGTATTTGAACTCGACAGAAGTTTTAGGCGGGGAAACTTCCCAGTTTATTCTTTCTGGCCTTGAACCTAACCAAACATATTATGTTTTAATCACCTCTCACGGTGCCGGCGGCCACGATGCCTCAGAGACCGTTATTACCCAAGAGTCGGTTATAGTTGCTTTAGACCCGGATGTGGTTTCATCAGTCGATTTAAATTCGCCACCAATCATTGGCTCATACCTTGGCTTGCCGGTTTTAGAGTTGGAGTCTAACCGGGCGAATGCGGTTAAACATTCTTGGGACAGAAGAACCACTGTTTTAGACTATGGCATTGGCCAGTTCACTGTTTTTGATAAACATAACTTCTCAAAGACAACTCGAGCATGTGAGTTTTTATCTTTAAATCGATCTAGAGTTAAGCAATTTAGGGACGTTCTATATTACGCCGAAGGGCGGTGGAAAGAGTTTTGGTATGCGACGTTTGACAATGATATCAATATCCTGACTACCGTTTCATCCGGTGACCCAACACTATTAATCAAAAAGATCGGGTATACCAAGTACGTAAACCTAAACTCTCTACGAGCACACCTACGTATTCAACTCAAAAACGGAACTATTTACTACCGTCAGATTGTTGGAAACGATGACATTAATACGGCCCCGGGCACCGAGGTAATCACCGTTGACACCCCTTACCCTGTTCAATTTGAGCCAACGGATATTAAATTTGCTTCATTCATGCCATTATGCCGCTTGGATTCTGACTCAATTGAACTAAGCTGGGTCACAATGACTGTAGCAAATACTACGCTACCGATAAGGAACATCAAGGTCTTGCAATGAGCTATTTAGATTTCGACTTATCAGAAAGTTCAGGGTCGCCGACTGAGCTGTATAAGTTCACGTACAATGAAAATCAATACCGTTTTTGTCTACTCGACGGCGGGGCAGACCCATACGTTTTCCAAGGCGAGTCTTATATTCCTGCGACAATCGGCAGAGACCGCACCGAAATGTCCGAGGACATCACACGAACTGCCTTGGACCTTAGAGTCCCAGGTAACTTTCCAGTAGCCGAGTTATTCCGCCTCTCTCCGCCTGAAGGCGTTGTCTTAATGACTATATTCAGGCTCCAATTGCTTGATGACTCAATGGAGTACATTTCAGTTTATAAGGGAAGGACAATAAGTTGTGAGTTTCAGAAAGATGGAAATGAAGCCACTCTTCATCACGAGCCTATTTTTAGCAGCCTACGTCGACCCGGGTTAAGAATGGTTTATGACACCCAATGTGTTCATGGGCTGTACTCTCCTGGCTGCACTGTACTTAAAGACTTGTGGCGGGTTGACGCTTCTATTCTAGACATTAGCGGTAGGGACGTGATTATTCAATTAGTTTCTGAGGTACCGGATGGCTGGTTTGATGGGGGTATGTTGGTTTGTGGCGATATTCGCCGAATGATAGAGAAGCATATTGGGGTTAATTTGACCTTAATGCACCCGATACAGTCAGAGTTAACCTCGGCAGCGTGTCAAGTATACCCAGGTTGCGACCATACGCTAAAAGATTGCGGTGGAAAATTCAGTAATGCTGAGAATTACGGCGGCGAGCCGTGGTTACCTGATAAAAACCCGTTTTCTGGCGACAATATTTTTTGGTAAGTAAAACATATGATAGAAGCGATTACCTTATTTATCATTTATATCGTACTGCTAATCGTATCAACGGTTTTACAGATTGTATTGAGGAAAAAACCAGCGACTCCTCATTTACTGCCTTCCGATTTGGAAAATATTCCAGTAGCAGAGCGAGGCAAACCAATTCCCGTAGTTCTTGGATTAGGTTTCATTAAGCAACCTAATGTGGTTTGGTGGGGTAGAGTTAAATCGGAACCAATTACGGTTAAAACCGGAGGTAAGTCGTAGTGTTGACTGAAGAGCAATTGAATCGGGTAGTCACAGCCGCCGACGCTCAAAAGGCTGGCTTCTGTGCTCGTGGACAAAAACGGCTTTGGGACGCCCATCCTGAGCACACAGGTGGAGCCTCTTATTTGAAATTCATTCGAGAAGGCTTAACTGTTCGAGAGGTGTTGGCTTCAGAAAATCCCTATGCTTTGACTTTCATTAAACGGATGTTTGCCCGGGAAGGGGTAGAGGTCGATTTGTGAGCGGAGGCGGAGGCGAACTTACAGTAGGATTCTGGTACTCGATGAGCGCTCATATGGCGCTGTGTCATCGAGCACACACAGTTACACGTATTAAAGTAGGCGATAAGACTGCGTGGAAATCTGACGACGGGGTTACTGAAAGTAAAACGATTCACATCGATAAATTGAATTTATTTGGCGGCGAAGAAAGAGAAGGCGGTATTCAAGGGGCAGTAGATATTATTATGGGGGACGGTGCCGAGCCAGTTAACTCGTATCTACTAAAAACTCTACCTTCAGCTAATCCGGCAGCAGCCGATAGCAATCTTTCTAGAGAGGAGCTAAACACTGGTTATATGCCTGCTTTCAGGCATATCACTTCCATAGTTTTAAAGGAAGTCACTGTCGCCGCGAACAACCCTAACCTTAGACCTTGGAATGTCGAAGTGTTTTACCAGCCGGCCCGAGACTGGTATCCTGAGACTGAGCTACCAATACCTATAGCGCTTCAAGATGCAGCGGAAGAATTTGTTATCACGTATGGGCCGGTTAACCCTGCTCATATGATTCGAGAGTGTTTAACTAATATTTATTGGGGGTTAGGTTATTCGCCCTTGGATATCGATGACGATAGTTTTAGACTCGCTGCCGATCAGCTGTATGCTGAAGGCTTTGGGATGAGCTTAGTATGGGACAGGGATAGTCCATTAAAGGATTTCCTTGAAACAATCATAGCTCATGTTGATGGGGCGTTGTATGTAAACCCGTTTACTGGACTATTTACTTTAAAACTGTTTCGAGCAGATTATGATGCTAATCAGTTAATCGATCTAAACGAGTCAAATATTATATCACTTGACACTTTCGAACGGTTGGCGATAGGTGAGCTAGTCAATCAAGTGGTGCTAATTTGGTATGACCGAGTAACAGATAAACAAAGGTCTGTCACAGTCCACAGCTCAGCTGCGAGGGAACAGCAAGGCGGTTCGGTGGTTTCTTCAAATGTTGAGTTTCCAGGTATAGGTGATCCTGAGCTAGCTAACGCAGTAGCGACTCGAGAGCTAAGAAAAGGCAGCACAGCATTCTCACGTATTTCCATTCGAGTCAATAGAACAGGGGCTAGTCTAAAAGTAGGAGAAGTATTCCGATTTTCCTGGGATGAACTAGGATTAAGCAATGTTGTGTATCGAGTAGGTAGAATCCAATATGAGGTAGATCGATCTACTCAAGTCATTATTGACGCTGTCGAAGACATGTACGCATTTGGCTCCGGAGTCTACGCTACCCCTCCTCAAACTTTGTGGGAAGACCCGATCTCAGAACCGCTGCCTCCAGAGCGACACCAGGCTACTGAAGCGCCTTATATTTTAATAGAAAGAGCGCTGCGAGAATTCAGCGTATTGGTCGATAGTATAGACCCAAATGTAGGCTTCTTAACTTATCAAGCTACAAAACCCTCATACGATGCTCTTAGTTATTCCTTATACACGCGCATCGGTTCTAATGACTTTGAGAAAACAGCTACGGCCGCCTTCTCGTATTCGGCTTTAACAACATCTGTATTGGTGCCCGAGGCTGTATCTACTATACCTATTTACACGGCTGACGACCTCTCTGTAATTAAACTAGGCACTTACGCGATAATTGATGACGAAATTGTCGGAATAACACAAATCAATGAAACCAATACTAGTTTTACTAGCATTGTGGTCAATCGAGGGATTTTAGACACTGTTCCTGGGTACCACGGTGTCGGAGCGGTCATTTGGTTTGCTGAGAGCCGACAAGGCATTGATTTAACAGAATGGGTTGAAGGTTCTAGAGTTGACGCCAAGGCAGCTACGTTAACTGGTAAAGGGTTGCTTGATTTAAGCCTAGCGCCCGTCGAATCTTTAGATATTAAGGCTCGGTGGTACCGACCGTACCCGCCCGGCAATGTTCAAGTCAATGGTCTCTATTGGCCTTCAACTGTAATTGCAGGAGACTTGGTATTCACTTGGAATTCTAGGAATAGAAAACTTCAGTTATCTTATTACGTTAGCCAAACTGAAGGAGATTTTACCGCTGAGGCTGGCACCACCTATACTGTTAGAGTTTACGATAGAAAT